CCCCCGCAACACCCCCGAAACCCACCGGGGCACCCCATGACCCACCAAGACCTCAACACCGGCCTGCAGATCGCCGAATGGCTCATCCTCGCCACCCTCAGCCTCTACACCTGGCTCGCCAAACGCCAAGCCGCCAGCGCCCACCAACTGCTCCAGCTCAACACCCGCATCGTCGCCCTCGAAGAACACGTCCGCCACCTCCCAGACCAAAGCGCCATCGCCGACCTGCTCGGCGACATGAAAGCCATCCGCGCCGAACTCACCGGCGTCAAAGACGCCCTCAGCCCACTGGCCCGCGCCCTCGACCGCATCAACGACTACCTGCTGCGAGAAAAACCATGAACACCTACACCGACTACCTGCGCCACGACATCCGCCTCGTCCTCCTGCGCCTGCTCGCCGACATGCCCGGCTACCGCGCCAACAGCTCCGTCCTCAACACCGCCCTCGACCACCACGGCCACAGCACCAGCCGCGACCAGACCAAAACCGAACTCCACTGGCTCGCCGAACAGAGCGCCATCACCCTCAACGACATCGGCCCCATCCTCGTCGCCACCCTCACCGAACGCGGCCAAGACATCGCCGCCGGCCGCGCCCGCGTCCCCGGCATCCAACGGCCGGGCGCCTGACCATGGCCGGCAAATCCACCATCAACCGCCTGCCCGCCGACGTCAAAGCCTACCTGCACAAACTCCTGCGCGAAGACCGCCACACCCTCGACGCCATGCTCGCCGACCTCCAGGCCCGCTTCCCCAGCGCAACGCCGCCCAGCCGCAGCGCCCTCAGCCGCTTCAAAATCGGCTTCGACCAACTCACCGACAAAGCCCGCCAACAACGGCAAATGGCCGAAGCCTTCGTCGGCGCCTTCGGCGAAGACGCCACCGACAAAACCGGCGTCCTCCTCATCGAAGCCATCTCGACCCTGACCTACCAAGCCGCCCTCGGCGCCCACGAAAAAGACGACATCACCATCGCCGAAATCAGCGCCCTGGCCCGCGCCGCCAAAGCCACCATGGAAGCCCGCACCCTCAGCGTCAAAGAACGCCAAGCCATCGAACACGCCACCCGCCAACGCCTCCTGCAAGAACAAGCCGCCGCCCTCGACAACGCCGTCAAAGCCAAAGGCATGACCGAAGACCAAGCCCAGTACTGGCGCCAAACCTTCCTCGGCGTCAAACCATGACCCCAGCCGCCAGCACACTGCGCGTCATCGAATGGGACGAACTGCCACCCAGCGTTCGCCAGATCCCCGAAGGCTACAACCCACAACCCACAAGCCCAAGGCCTGCTCATGGCCCACCAAAGTCAATGGCTCGCCATCCACGCCCAAATCAAACTCTGCGAAAAAGGCCGGCGCACCGGCATCACCTTCGCCGAAGCCCTCGACAGCGTCATCACCGCCGCCTCCCAAAAAGCCGCCGCCGGCATGGACTGCTACTACATCGGCGACACCAAAGAAAAAGGCCTCGAATTCATCGGCTACTGCGCCAAATTCAGCCGCGTCATGGCCCAAGCCCAAGCCGCCGGCGCCAGCCAGATCGAAGAGTTTCTATTCCAGGACCAAGACGAAACCGGCCACACCCGCCACATCAACGCCTACCGCATCCGCTACGCCTCAGGCTTCAAAATCGTCGCGCTCTCCAGCAACCCCGCCAGCGTCCGCGGCCTCCAAGGCAAAGTCATCATCGACGAAGCCGCCTTCCACCGAAACGTCAGCGCCGTCCTCGACGCCGCCACCGCGCTGCTCATCTGGGGCGGGCGCATCGTCATCATCAGCACCCACAACGGCAAAGCCAACGCCTTCAACCAAATGGTCAGCGACATCCGCGACAAACGCTACGGCGACAGCGCCCAGGTCTACCGCGCCACCTTCGACGACGCCGTCGCCAACGGCCTCTACGAACGCGTCTGCTACATGGCCGGGGAGCCGCCAACAGCCGAAGGCAAACACACCTGGTACAAAAACATCCGCAACGCCTACGGCCCGCGCAAAGCGCAAATGCGCGAAGAACTCGACGCCATCCCCCGCGACGGCAACGGCGTCTGCATCCCCGGCGTCTGGATCGACGAAGCCATGCGCCCCGGCCGCAGCGTCCTGCGCCTGGCCCTCGACGACACCTTCACCCAACAACCCATCCACCGCCGCGAAGCCTACGTAAGCGACTGGATCGACCGCCACCTCAGCTCCGTCATGCGCCAAGCACTCGCGCCAACCCTGCGTCACTTCCTCGGCATGGACTACGCCCGGCACCGCGACTTCTCCATCATCTGCCCCATGTCCGTCGACCAAACCCGGCACCGCGACATACCCTTCGTCATCGAACTGCACAAAGTGCCCACCCGCCAGCAAAAACAAATCCTCTTCTATCTGCTGCGCGGGCTGCCACGCTTCATCGGCGCCGCCCTCGACGCCACCGGCAACGGTGAAACCCTCGCCGAAGAAACCGCCGACACCTTCGGCCACAACCGCATCCACCAGGTGAAAATCAGCCGCACCTGGTACGGCGCCTGGATGCCCAAATTCGTCCAACTCTTCGAAGACGCGCACCTCACGCTGCCGCGTGACGATTCCTTACACCAAGACCTGCGCGCCATCGAAACCATCGACGGCATCCCCATGATCAGCAAAGCCCGCCAACAAGACCTAAAAGACCCCGACCTCCATCGTCACGGCGACTTCGCCGGCGCCGGCGCCTTGGCCCACTTCGCCACACTCGAAGTCGCCTGTGGCCCCATCACCGTCAAATCACGGCGCCCACGCCAGGGCCCACGCATCACCCAAGGGTACGCATGAACAACCAAGGCCTATGGATCAGTCCCACCGAATTCGTCAGCTTCACCGAAGCCAAACGCAACCCCGCACTCAAACGCCACATCGCCACCCGCAGCCGAGCCGAAACAGCCACCTTCGGCGCCCACCTGCCAAACCCCGACCCCATCCTCAAAGCCCAAGGCAAAGACATCAAGGTCTACCGCGACCTGCGCAGCAGCGCACTCGTAGGTGGCAACATCCGCCGCCGCAAAGCCGCCGTCCTCTCACTCGAGCGCGGCCTAAAACGCGGTGACGCAAGCCCCAAAATCGAACGTTTCATCAGCGACTGGCTCGCCGACCTCGACCTCGACCGCATCCTGCGCGAACTGCTCGACGCCCCCTTATACGGCTACCAACCCCTCGAACTCATGTGGCAGCCCCTCGGCCGGCACCTCGTGCCCCAAGACCTGCTCGGCAAACCCGCCGAATGGTTCTACTACGACCAGCACAACGCACTGCGCTTTCGTGCCAAAGACGCCGGCCCCGACGGCCAACCCTGCGACCCGCAACGCATCATCGTCGCCCGCCAAGACGCCACCTACGCCAACCCCTACGGCTTCCCCGACCTCAGCATGTGCTTCTGGCCCGCCACCTTCATGCGCGGCGGCCTAAAATACTGGGTTCAATTCACCGAAAAATACGGCAGCCCCTGGGTCATCGGCAAACACCCACGCGGTGCCACCGACGACGAAACCAACCTGCTGCTCGACAGCCTCGAAGCCATGGTCCAAGACGCCGTCGCCGCCATTCCCGACGACGCCAGCGTCCAAATCATCGAAGCCGCCGGCAAAGCCGGCAGCGCCGACGTCTACCGCCAACTGCTCGAGTACTGCCGCAGCGAAATCAACGTCGCCATGCTCGGCCAAAACCAGACCACCGAAAAAGACAGCAACCGCGCCAGCGCCACCGCCGGCGCCGAAGTCACCCAAGACATCCGCGACGGCGACGCCAGCATCGTCGCCGCCGCACTCAACGCCTGCATCCGCCACGTCGTCGACCTCAACTTCGGCCCCCACATCGCAGCCCCCGACTACCAACTGTGGCAACAAGAAGAAATCGACAAAAGCCTCGCCCAACGCGACAAAGCCCTCACCGAATCCGGCGTCAAATTCAGCAACGCCTACTGGCAACGCACCTACAACCTGCAAGACGGCGACCTCCAACAAACCCCATCCACCGCCAACGCACCGGCCTTCGCCGAACCCACCCACAGGCCCGCACCCGACCAAACCGCCCTCGACCACGCCATCAACAGCCTGCCGCCCGAAACCCTGCAACAACACACCGAGCAAGCCATCGCCCCCTTGATCCAAGCCCTGCAGCAAAGCCCCGACCCCACACACGCCCTCGGCTTACTCGCCGAAGCCCACCCACACATGGACAGCCAAGCCCTCCAACAACACCTCACCCAACTCAACGTCATCGCCAACACCTGGGGCCGCCTCAGCGCCATCGCCGACAGAGAAGACTGACATGGCCACCCACACCAACACCCTCAACCCCCTCGACCTCCAAGCCATCTTCGACCTGGAACCCGCCAACGCCATCGCCTACCTAAAAGCCAAGGGCTACGCCATCACCTGGCACTGGCAAGACCAACTCGACCACGCCCACCACCAAGCCTTCACCGTCGCCAAAGCCATGCGCCTGGACCTGCTCTCCGACATCCGCGCCGCCCTCGAAACGGCCCTGCAACAAGGCCAGACCCTCAAACAATTCACCGCTCACTTAACACCCACCCTGCAAGCCCAAGGCTGGTGGGGCAAACAAATAATCGTCAACACCGAGGGCACCGCCGAACCCGTCCAACTCGGCAGCCCACGCCGCCTAAAAACCATCTACCAAACCAACCTGCAAAGCGCCTACATGGCCGGTCGCAAAACCAGCATGGAAGCCACCACCGACACCCACCCGTACTGGATGCTCGTCGCCACCCTCGACGGCAAAACCCGCCCCAGCCACCGCGCACTCCACGGCCAAGTCTTCCGCCACGACGACCCCATCTGGCAATTCATCTACCCACCCAACGGCTTCAACTGCCGCTGCCGCGTCGTCGCCCTAACCGAAGCCGCCGTCAAACGCCGAGGCCTCACCGTCCAAACCAGCCAAGGCCGTACCTTCACCGAAACCATAGAAACCGGCCTCAACAAACACACCGGCGAAATCCGAACCGCCACCGTCACCGGCCTACGCCTCACCAACGCCCAAGGCCACAACATCACCTTCCGAACCGACCCCGGCTTCAACCACGCCTCCGGCACCGGCCTGACCCAAACCCTAAAACACAAAACAAGCGGCAACCCCACCTGAGCTGACACAACACGATCCCTGTAGGAGTGAGCCTGCTCGCGATAGCGGTGGACCAAACACCGCCGCAAACAATCTCTTCACAAATCGAACTCAAGAAATCATCCGAAAACCATAAATTTTTGCGGGAAAACTCCAACGATCGCGCCAATGTAAGAAGGGTTTTATGAGGTGTAGATATGCATTTTCTGAATCGAGGTCGACATTAAATCGTCTAAAAAACTAGTAGTTCTAACAGGTTCGAAATGGTTAGGGCACCACCAAAATGGTCAAGCCACCCAACAACATCACTAACTGTCGAAAGGAATCAAAGCCATGGCCAATTCAGATCTGTTACCTAGCCTGCTTTTTAAAATTAACGAAAACCAGTTAGCGCTAGAGGCTGCAATCATGGACCTCGCTCGTCTCGCTGAAAAAACCGGCAATGCAGATTTTGCTAACAGCGTTCGTGGATCGCTGAGCACGATTGATAAGAATGAAGAGTTCATCAAGATGACGTTGGCGGTGCTGATGACGCCCGAATGACATCTCGCAGCGCCCCCGATGCCGCTCAGTGAAGCTCGGCAATGGGGGCTGTTTATCTGTCCCCCCAAAAGCCAAAACAGGACGTCCATGTTCACCGTCGAATTGAAGACCCAGCACCTGCAAAAAACCCTCAGCCAAATCGAAGACGCCATCGGCGACCTCAAACCCCTGATGCAATCCATCGCAGCCGAACTCGCCAGCCAAACCGAGGAAAACTTCGAACACGAAGGCCGCCCAGAGTGGCCGGAGCTCTCCGATGTCACGACTGAGAACCGCGCAAAGCGCGGCCACTGGCCGGGGCAGATCCTGCAGGTCAGCGCTGCTGGTTTGGCGGCATCGATAACCACGCACGCGACCGAGAGTTCGGCCATGGTTGGCAGCAACAAGCCGTATGCGGCGATGATGCAATTCGGCGGGGAACGGGCGGAATTTCCACAGTTGTGGGGGGACGTACCAGCTCGGCCTTATCTGCCTATAGATGCAGCGGGCAAATTGGGGCCTGAGAGTGAAGACGCAATCATGGATTTAGCCTTGGCTCACCTGAAAGCAGCGGTATTCCTGAACTCAAAAATATTGTCGGACCGTGCCTAGGCGGGGGATCGCTTGAGACCACCCACATGAAAACGTACCTTTACCCAAAGGTTTTGGATATTTTTTACGAAAAAAGGTACCTTTTAGAGTGTAATGAAGGTACCTTTTGATCGTGTAGAAAAATCCAAGCCTGATGTTTAGGTACCTAAAGGGGATGGTTATGTTGATAAAATTTAATTCTGATAATGAAGAGTTTCATGAGCGCCTTCTAGCAGCAACGGGCCTTCGAACCGTAACCGGGGCGTATCGGTCAGCCGCCGTTCAATACCCAGGAATGAAGTATCGAATCCGTCATTTGCAGAGGCAGCTTGATGAGCTAAAACAAGAAAACATGGCTTTAAGGCAGACCTTGATAGATGCGCGTGAAGCCGCAATTCTGCTCGCGCAGAAGGCGTCTATCTCAGACGCTGAAAGGGTGCCGTCTGAGCCTTATCTTGAGTCTGAGTACGTGTTCAAAAGCTGGAGCACGCATATGTCTCCGCATTTTTTGGTCGGAGAGCTGAGCAATCCGGTCCCTGAGGATGACCGCGCTGTTCAGACACTCGAATTTTCAAATGGAGGTTTACTCAAAGCGTCCTGGAATCCAGACGGCACTGATATGAAAGTTATCGAGCTCACAAAGCTCTCCCTTTCCTTCATCCCGGGAGAGGAGGAGTTCACTTTTCATGTTGAGATTTTCCCAGAATGAGGGAGAGATCACATTAAGCTTTGCTGATCAATTGAGTCTGCAAGAAAGATCAAAAAAATGATCGTTCACAGCTATAGCGTCACACCTAAATCACGCAATACGCCAGCGAGTGCTGAAAAGGTTTTGTAGGTGTCATCAGCGAAAGCCAAGTACACAGAACCGACTATCGTGAGGATTGCACCAAGGATGACGGTGCCTGAGCCTTGGCCCAGTATTTTTGGAAGCGTTGCCTCTTCGTGATATCTGATTTGTGCTAGACAAATATCTATGCGGCGTTCAGTTATTTGTAAACGTTGAACAAAATTTTTCTCATCCTGAATTGCGACCCTCTGAATTTCATCAATTTGCCGCTGCAGGTGCTGAATTGGAGAATGGTTGTCCACACCCATTATGGCTGCTGTGTATTTGAAGGAATACGATTTGCTTTCATCGATTTCCGGCAGGAAAGCCTAAGGCTAGCTTTCTTGCTTGTGCAGCACTTCTCGCATTTTTGAGTGATATGGCAATTGAGGTAAAAGAGGAAATGACCACAATTGCTAAACCAAGGACTGTGAACCAATTTTCGTTAGCAAACCCTAGTCCGATAGACAGAACCAGTACTGCGAGAGTAACAAGACCGATGAAATACCCCAATATTATACTCCTCAATAGCGTCTAATTACTGCACGTCTTGCCTTCGACCTACGAGACTAAAAACTACGGGATGGCAGCGGCCATTCATCGTTCAACGCGTTTTAGAATCAGGAGTTCTCTTTAACGGGCATGTCGCTAAAATTGATAAACATCATACAAGGGCGACAACTGCCACCCTTGCATGTTCTATGTTTTATGCACTTACAGCTCTTGTGCACCCCATTTCCGGACCGAGTCAGTTAAACCGGAGAAGTTCTTCACCTGATGTACACGAGAAGTTGTTAGGTGGAAATACTTCCAGCATTGGGCCAAGCAATCGCCCCAAGTCATTTTTGAGTCGTCCAAATAGGCGTCAAAACCTTCCGAGGGCTTACAAGCTGTCGTATTGATGACGAGGGAGTTCAAGAGTGGCAACTTATTATCGTAGCAAAAATTGCCAACCATTCCCGCGTAGAAACCAGCCATGTTATGGCTTAGGCCGAAAGCATTCTCTAGCTCGTTATACGGTACTACCCGTTTGGCTTGAGCCGCAAGAATCAGATAGCGCAGGATGCTGGAAAATGTATCGAGGTTAAAATAGGCAGGCATAATCAGTCTCCAAAGAGAGTGTATACACGAGTCAAGAAGGCACTTTGTGCAACTTCTGTAAGACTCTATTGAGGTTAATAGCTATGTCAGCTTGCTGATAAAATCAGAAAGGACCAGTAGACCGTAGTTTTTTAAAGCGCGGACGTCAAGGGCTTTGGAAAATATTTTTGACCCAATGAAACCCTGCAATATGCGCCTTTCCACTATGTCACCCGACGCCTCCCTAAGCGGACCCTGCCTTGAACGTTAGGAACGCTTACTCTGATCGCGAAATGACGTAGTATCTTCAGAAAGAAAACCAGTACTGCGGTTGAATTAAAATTAAATGGCGCCTGAAAACGGGTGCAGTTAATCACTATCCATTTCGATTTTTTACCATGACTCCAGATTTTTATCTTCCGCGCAGACTCGTCAATCAAGACAGTGCTTTCACTGAGGAGGCGCTACTGGCCGCCTCAAATTACGTCGTTGTCTTAGCCGAACCAGGCGGCGGGAAGACTGATCTAATGGGAAGCCTAGCCCGACAGCTAGGCACTTCTACCGTCACCGCAAACAAATTCAAACACGTAGGCACCGACGTCGAGCATTCACCGCTTGTCATCGATGCGTTTGATGAGTTGGCCAAACTGGACCAATCGGGGATACATGGCCTTCTGGCTAACGCCAGTAAAGCAAAGCCAACGCATGTGATTATCTCGAGCAGATCCAGCGAGTGGGGCACTGCCGCCACAAGCGCATTCGAGGAGTATCTTGGATGCTCACCGCTCGTGGTAAGGCTGGTTGAATTTGAGGAAGTGGAGCAAGAACAGATTTTTCAACACCACGCTCCAAGTGAAGACTTTGCAGCGTTTCAAGCGGAAGTTGCTAGATTTGACTTAGCCGCGCTACTGCCCAATCCCCAGTTCTTGAAAATGTTTGCAGACGCCTACATAGAGAGCGGCAGACGATTCACCGACAAGAGAAATATATTCTCCCAAGCAGTCGAACGCTTGGCGAAGGAGGCCAACGCCACCGTAGCGAAGGCCAGCCAACCCCTTTCGATCACACAAAAAATTGATCTGTCGTCTGAAGTGTTCACCAAAATTTTGCTTTCTGGTGCAGAAGGTGTAGGAACGAGCGAAGCAACGGCAGACCGAATCTACCCACTTCTGACCTCCTTATTTGAAAGCCCAACTGCAGCTGAAGGCATCCTTGCAACACGGCTTTTCAAACCTGGAGACAATGCAGATCAGCATCGGCCGGTTCACAAGATTGTCGCTGAATATTGTGCCGCGGATTATCTGGCCAAACGCATAGCTGATCCGTCTGACCATCTGACGATTCACAAATGCTTACCCATCATTGCTCCAAACTCCACTGTCCGGGACGAGCTCAGAGGTCTGCTGGGATGGTTAGCCGCGCTAGGCAACAAGTCTATTCAGGAAACAGCCATTGAACTTGATCCCTACGCAGTGCTGGCGAACGGCGACCCCTCTCAACTTGAGCACTCTTCAAAACGTCTACTCATAAAGTGCTTAAAAGACATTGAAACGAAAGATCCCTATTTTCGACGAGGGGATTCTTGGCGCAGGTTCAGTGCCGCAGGCTTCTTTACTGAGGATGTCATGAAAGAGATCAAGCCTCTTCTCTCATCTGGAGGTGATGGGCACCTGCGAGATCTGATTCTTGAGCTATTGACAGGCTCGCCAGCAATAGGGCTGTTGAGAGATGAACTACGTCACCTCGTTTTAAATCCTGATGAAATCGAACACGCTCGTTTATTGGCCTGTAAATGCTTGCTTGACTTAAAAAACTACGACTTCAAAGCCGACTTAACATCCTTGACTGTTGAAGCAAGTCAGACTTCACTCAAGGCAGCGGCCACCATAATAACCGCTCTCGGACCGCAATCATTTGATCGAGCCTATCTTGCTGAGTTTCTTCGTATCTGCTCGAAGCTTTATCCCACGGAGCAGGCATCTTACAAATCTGCGATTGGTGCGCGTTATTTCTTGAGGCGCTTCATCAATGATTTAAACTTGGAAATCATCGAAGATTTATTGGATGACTTAACAGGCAATATTACTTGCACGTGTGGTAAAAAGCATTTCGAGTGTAAGTGCCGGGTAGGTATCAGCAAAATTTCTGGGCTGATGCTAGATAGATATTTCGAATTAGCATTACCCCCATTTACCGCAGAGCGAATTTGGAGATGGCTCGAAAATTTAATTTTTCATCATCACAAGTCACCGGATCAGAGCGAAGCTGTTAAAGCAATTCAAAACAACCACAGTCTGCGACAAGAAATTATTGCCCTCGCATTCGCCAAGCTCACTGATCGTGATCAGATTTTCGAGACCAAGATACACAAATTTGACTTTCACTCCCATACTGGCCTTCGCTTTCAGTCCTGCGATTATTTTTTTATAGTTAACCTGGCGTTTGACCTCGACAATCCAACTTTGTGGGCCAACTTCATCGCGATGCATCAGTTCCATCTTAAAAAGGATGAACGAGGCCCGAATGTTTTGCGCAGACTTATGCGTGAGCAGGCAACGAAAAAAGTCGCTTTTATGCGCGAGTGGACAAAATTTAACAGAGCAGCCGCGCAATCAGCGCGAGACAATCATCGGTTGTTTTTCAGACATAACCGAAAATTTAATCGTCATAAGCGTCAACGCGAAGACATACATAAAGCCAACATCCAGTACTTTGAGGATAACCGAGAATTGATTGAAGGCGGACGGCATTGGCGTTGTCTAGTGCGTTTCGCTGACTTGGTTTTGATGTCGCCAGATGAGATAGAGCTTGAAGTGGGTGATGACGCACTTGTTCGAAACGCTCTAAAAAACTGTCTCGATTTCATTGCGCCCCATGTTCCCGAACTATTCGAGCTCGCAGAACTACAATGTGCATCGAAGGGCGCAAGCACTGAACCTGTTCTCTTTGCAGCCTGTTTAGAGATAATGCGTAACGACGGCAACCTAGAAAACGTTGACATGAGTCTGCTAACTGCACTGCGCACCAATATTGACATGGGCTACGACGCTGTTTCGCAAGAAGAGCGCGACTCGCTTAAAGCTGAGGTTGACCGGCGGATTTTTGCGGAACCAGGAAGTGCTGAGAATTTTCTTCGACAGTATGTCGAACCACAACTATCGCAGTCACACTGCTTAAATCCTGAAGTTTGGCTGTTGCGTAGCGATGACAGATTCAGTCATCTGCGGGGGACTCTTTCGATAGAGTGGTTAGGGCGCTTTTCTGAGTTAGCTCTCGTGACGCTAGAAAATCTTTTTGAGATTGCAGCTGAATTTGGAAATCGTGATGCTCTTAAAGAAATAATCGCAGAGCGCTGTGAAAACTTTATGTCCGAATGGCCTAATCCTACGGATGATGAGGAGTTAGAGAAGAAACGAATTTTTTGGTTTTTGCGCGCTTTCTACTTCTTAGAAGATACACCTAAAGCATATTGGGACTTCATTAAAGGTGACGAGAACAATATTTTTTACTTTAACGAGCGTTCTGGGCGACTCACTCACGGCGAGCACCCTTATTGGCCTAAGCTCACGTTAGGAAAGGTAGAAGATATTCTAAATGCCTTCATAGACAAATGGCCAAAAGTGGACTTGCCGAGTCATTATGGTACTGGAAGCCCTAGCGGGGAAACTGCATATCGTTTTCTTACGCAGGTTGTCTGGCTGATCAGTTTGGATGAATCCGATGAAGCCGTACATGTCCTTGAACGTCTTATTGCCGATCAAAGATTTGCAGACATGGGGAACGACCTCAAAAGCATCCGAGCTAATAAAATTAGACAAAAAGCGCTAAAAAACTTCGAGCCACCCACACCAGACGAGATCGTAAATCGGCTTGATCGGGATACAGTCGTGAACGTTGAGGGCCTGCGTCAACTTGTCCTCCAAGAACTTCAGGACTTTCAGAAAGCCATAGACGGTGGGGAGTTCAACCCAGCAGACCGTTTCTACAATGGAGATGAGCGGTTGGGAGAAGTCAAGGCCACCGAAGTCATTGCTGAACGGCTGGACTTAACGCTCAAGGCACAAGGCATCACGATCACGTCAGAGCACCAGATGAAAAGTGAAAACCGCAGCGATTTCACTGCGGCCAAGTTCATTGGTGGTAAAAGAAGATTGCTCGTGGTGGAGGTAAAGGGTCAGTGGCATAGAGAGCTGTACACAGCCGCCGCTGCGCAACTCTATGATCGCTACTCAATCCATCCTGATGCAGAACAACAGGGCATTTATCTTGCCATCTGGTTCGGCCCTGATGTAAAGGTCGCAGGCCTCAAAAATACGACTTTAAATACTGCCCAAGAACTGAAAGCGAGCATTCAGAAGACGCTACCATCAGAGCTCATTGGCCTGATCGATGTTTTCGTTTTGGATGTCTCGAAGACCTAATCCAGCACCTCGAACAAGAGAGCGAAGGCTAATCACAACAGGCCTAGCAGGCACAGGACACCGCGCTCCCCGCAACCGCTCAAGGTTGCGCGGGGCATCAGCGGTAAATGCTTTATAAACAAGCAGGCCGCCATACGCGTACGTAGTTTCCGCCACATCATCAGCAATCCCCGTACTACACCCTTTTAAATCCGATTAAAAGCCCAAACCGACCTTCAAGCCCAAGCTCTGCGAATCTCCCCAACGCAGCGCTAAATCATGAACCCCCTCCACATCTTCAAACCCGGCCTCCACACCGCCTCCTGCGGCACCACCCTAAACTTCACCGCCACCGACCTAACCGCCACCGTAGCCGCCTACAACCCAACCCTCCACGAAGCCCCGCTAGTCATCGGCCACCCCCAACACAACAGCCCCGCAGCCGGCTGGGTCCAAACCCTAACCGCCACCCCCGAAGGCCTAATCGCCACCCCCCAACAAATCGACCCCAGCTTCGCCGAACAACTCGCCGCCGGCCGCTACAAAAAAATCTCCGCCTCCTTCTACCACCCAACCGCACCCAACAACCCCGTGCCCGGCGTCTACTACCTGCGCCACGTCGGCTTCCTCGGCGCCCAGCCGCCGGCCGTCAAAGGCCTGCGCCCCATAGAACTCGCCGAAAGCGAGCCCGGCGTCATCCACTTCAGCGAAAGCGCCCCCGCAGCGCCGCCGCCACAACCCAGCCCCCAAACACCCCCAGCCAACGTGCCCGACACCGACACCCTCCAGGCCGAAAACCAGCGCCTCAAAACCGAACTCGCCCAACGCGACCACGCCGCCCGCGCCGCCGCCCAACAAGCCATCAACACCACCAGCGTCGCCTACGCCGAACAACTCGTCGCCGCCGGCATGAAGCCGCTGCACGCACCCGTCGTCATCGCCGTCCTCAACGCCGCCCAGTCCGGAGCAACACCGTTGCAATTCGGCGAAGGCGAGCAGCGCCAACCGTTAACCGAAGGCCTCAAAACCCTCTTCAAAGACCTCACCGGCGCCATCAGCTTCACCGAAATCGCCACCCAACACCGCGCCAACAACACACCTAATCCAACCACCAACCCCTTGCTCGCCGACGCCGAAGCGCGCACCCAAAGGCAGGGCTAACCATGGCCACCTTCAACCAACCCAAAGACCTCGGCGACCTGCTACTCGTACAAGTAAGCCCCGGCTGGACCAAAGACCGCATCACGCTGCAGGGCGGCAGCGACTACGCCCTTGGCCAAGTCCTCGCCAACGTCGCCGGCAAATACCAGGCCCTCGACCCAGCCGGCGCGGACCCAGCCAACAAAGCCGTCGCCGTCCTCGCCGAACACATCGACGCCAGCGGCGGCGACACACCCGCCGTTGTCATCGCCCGGGGCGCCGTCCTCGCATTGCCCGAACTGGTCTGGCCGCCCGGCATCACCGAGCCGCAAAAAGCCGCCGCCCTCGACGACCTCAACGCCCAAGGCATCGTCGCCCGCGCCACCCTCTAACGGAGCCACCCCATGAACCTGCAAGACCTCTTCACCGTCGCCAACCTCACCGCCGCCGTCAACAAACTCCCGGCCATCCCCGGCAAAGTCGGCGCTATGGGCCTGTTCGACGAAAAAGGCGTCACCAGCACCAGCGTCATCATCGACGAACGCGAAGGCCGCCTCGTCCTCGTGCCCAACACCTCACGCAACGACGACCCGGCCCCCGTCAAAGGCAACAAACGCAAACGCCGCACCTTCGAAACCCTGCACCTGCCCATCAGCCGGCCCATCCTGCCCAGCCAACTGCAAGGCATCGCCGCCTTCGGCCAAGAGAGCGCCACCGCGCCCATCGCCACCGTCATCAACGACCACCTGCAAGACCTCAAAAACAGCATCGAAACCACCCGCGAATTCCAGCGCGTCGGCGCACTGCGTGGCCAACTGCTCGACGCCGACGGCTCGCTGCTTTTCGACCTCTTCGACGAATTCGACGTCCAACAAAAAAGCGTCACCGTCGCCCTCGGCAGCCCCAATACCAACGTGCGCAAAGCCTGCCTCGACGCCAAGCGCCACGCCGAATCCAAACTCGGCGGCGTCATGGTCACCGGCTTCCGATCCTTCTGCGGGCCCGACTGGTTCGACGCCTTCACCGACCACGCCAAAGTCAAAGAAGCCTTCGCCCACTACCAGGAAGCCCAAGACCGCATCGGCGGCGACCTGCGCAACGGTTTCACCTTCGGCGGCATCCAATTCATCGAATACGACGTCACCGTCAGCGGCCAACGCTTCATCCCCGCCGACGTCGCCCAAGTCTTTCCCATCGCCCGTGGCGTCTTCCGCCTGTTCAACGCCCCGGCCAACTACAACGAAACCGTCAACACCCTCGGCCAGCCGTACTACAGCAAAGCCGAGCCGCGCAAAATGGGCAAAGGCTGGGACCTCGAAGCCCAAGCCAACCCCTTGGCCCTGTGCTTATTCCCCGAAGCCCTCGTCGAACTCAAGGCCGGCTGACCATGCGCTACTGCACCCGCGCCGACCTCGGCAACGCCATCCCGCTGATCACGCTCACCCAACTTTCCAACGACGACCCGGCCGCCCGGCAGCCCGACGAAAACGTCATCGCCAACAGCGTCCGCCAAGCCGAAGAACCCGTCGACGGCTACCTGCGCGGCCGCTACCAATTACCGCTCGATCCAGTACCCACCGTCCTGCGCGACGCCGTGCTTTACCTGGCGCGGCACTGGCTCTACCAGCGCCGCCCCGAAGGCGCCTTGCCCGACGCCGTCATCAGCGCCCGCAAAGACACCCTCAAACTGCTCGAAAGCATCCGCGACGGCGTCATCACCCTCGGCCTGCCCACCGGTCACGCCATGCCCGAGCCCGGTGAAATCCGCGTGCGCGCACGCCCGCAACAGTTCACTGCACAGGTCTGGGCGGGCTACCCATGACCCCAACGCCCAACACCCAGACCGAACAGCTCATGGACGCCATGCTCGGCCGATTGCAAGCGGACTTCGGCCACCAACTCATCGTCGAACGCTTCCCCGAGAACCCCCAGCAATACCGCCTCAACCACCCCCGCGGCGCTGTCCTGCTGGCCTACGGCAAATCCACCTTCGGCCACACCGAAAGCCTCGACGCCACCGTTCAGGCCCGCCAGATCGTCCTGCGCCTGACCCTCATCTTTCGCCAACTCAACGGCACCGACGGCGTCATCAGTCACCTCGACCAACTGCGCGCCAGCCTCACCGGGTGGGTGCCACCCCACACCGACCAAGCCTGCCGTCCGCTCTCGGAACACTTCATTGGCCACAGCAACGGCGTCTGGCAATACGCCCAGGACTACGCCACCCGCGCCACCCAACTACAAGTCACCCCCGACAAGCACGGGCCCTTACTCAAACACCCTGAATTCGAGCAAACCCCATGACCCTCACGCGCTATCGCTACAACGGCCCACCCAGCGGCGTCTCGCTGCGCCTCGATCAACACGCCGAAACGCTCGACAGACAACTGCACCCCGGCGAGCCCGTCGAACTGCCCGCCGACCATGACTACACCCGCGTCTTGCTCGCCCTCAACCACCTGCAACTGCTGCCTACCCACACAAGACCGGCCGGCAAGACGCCCAAGCCACAGCCACCCGCCAAGGACGAATAACCCATGCCCGCCAACTACCTGCACGGCATCGAAACCACCGAAATCGAGCGCGGCCCGCGCCCCATCCGCGTCGTCAAATCCGCCGTCATCGCCCTGGTCGGCACCGCGCCCACCGGCCCCATCAACGAACTGACCCTGTGCCTCAACGACACCCACGCCGCCCAGTTCGGTCCACACATCACCGGCCACAGCATCCCCGAAGCCCTGCAAGGCATTTATGACTTCGGCGCCGGGACCATACTCGTCGTCAACGTCCTCGACCCAGCCATCCACCACAGCACCGTCACCGGCCAACGCATGCAATTTGCCGAGAACAACCCACTACAACTCGAACACACCGCGCTGCAACAACTGCAACTGATGCCCGCCGAAGGCACCGTCGCCTACCAGCCAGGCACCGACTACACCGCGTCCTTGGCAACCGGCCAAATCACCCGACTCGCCACCGGCACCATCCCCGCCAACGCCCCCATCAAGGTCAACTACACCTACACCGACCCCGCCAAAGTCACCGCCGCCGACATCATCGGCAGCCTTGACCAAGCCGGCCGACGCACCGGCCTCAAAGCCTTTCAAGACAGCTACAACCACCTGGGCTTCTTCCCCAAAATATTCCTCGCCCCAGGCTTCAGCACCCTCAACCCCGTCACCGCAGAACTGACCGTCGCCGCCAGCCAAGTCGGCGGCGTCGCCTATATAGACGCCCCCATCGGCGCCACCGTCCAACAAGTACTCGCCGGGCGCGGCCCGGCCGGCGACATCAACTTCAACACCAGCAGCGATCGCGTACGCCTGTGCTACCCCCACGTGCGCGTCTACGACGCCGCCAGCAACGGCGAACGCCTGCAACCACTGTCCATCCGCGCCGCCGGCCTGCGCGCCAAAATCGACAACGACCACGGCTACTGGTGGAGCAGCTCCAACCAGCCACTGCTCGGCGTCATCGGCCTCGAACGCCCATTAACCGCACGCATCGACGACCCCCACAGCGAAGTTAATTTGCTCAACGAAAACGGCATCACCACCGTCTTCAACGCCTACGGCACCGGCCTGCGCCTGTGGGGCAACCGCACCGCCGCATGGCCCAGCGTCACCCACATGCGCAACTTCGAAAACGTACGCCGCACCAAAGACGTCATCGACGAATCCATCCGCTACAGCGCCCTGCAATTCGTCGACCAGCCCATCACCACCGCGCTCATCACCAGCCTCACCGAAAGCGTCAACCTGTTCCTGCGCAAACTCATCGGTGACGGCGCCCTGGTTGGCGGCGAATGCTGGTACGACCCGGCGCGCAACCCCAGCACCGAACTCGAACAGGGCCACGCACTGTTCAACTACAAACTCACCGTGCCGCTACCGTTCGAACGCGGCACCTTCGAAACCGAAATCACCGGCGACTACCTCGTCAACCTGGGGACCGTATAAATGGCAGGCTTCAGCGCACACCGCATCTCCAACGCCAACCTCTACCTCGATGGCGCCAGCTTCTTTGGCAAGTGTGAAGAGATCGATTTAGGCACCATCAAAACCGTCATGAGCGACTTTCAAGGGCTGGGCATGGTCGGGCTGATCGAACTGCCGGATGGCATCGACAAGCTGGAAGGGAAAATCACTTGGAACAGCTTGTATGTGGAGGCCGCTAGGAAGCTGGTGACGCCGTTCAAGAGTGTGCAACTGCAATGCCGGTCCAACGTGCAGGTGTTCAACAACGGCGGGCTGGTGAACGAGGTGCCGCTGGTGACGACCATGACCATCACCGGGAAGGAGTACCAGTTGGGCACGCACAAACCGCGGGATCCGACCAAGTACGAGACGCCGTTTTCGGCGACGTACGTGCGGCAGATGATCAATGGTGAAGAGGTGGTTTTGTTGGATTATTTGGCGAATATTTTTCGGGTGGGTGGGGAGGATCAGTTGGGGAGGTATAACAGGAACCTAGGGATTTCCTGATTATCATCCAGTGAAAGCCGCTCGATTAAGCGGCTTTCCCAACGGGTGATATGGCATCACTGTTTAGTCTCGACGGCGGTATTCATCAACGCCTCGAATGGTAATCAATTGAGTAGAAATGTACGGGCCATTGTCATCTTTAAAGTCCCAGTCTTGAGGAGGTGGATCGACTGGATCGCGTCTCCAGAGATCGAAGTCATCCAAGTCTGCCAAGTCAAAACGCGCCATAAACTCCCAGATAAAGTCCGGTCCCTTTGAGTCGTTTGGATCAATCCGGAGCTTAAGCCTGCGCGCGCGCCACCAATCGCCTTCACCGAACCAACGCAAAAAACGTGGTTCGCAAAAGAAATATTCCTGTAGACGCAAAACAAAATCGCTGAAATATTCAACCTTATCGAGCAGCGAGTAAACAATATAAGACGTGGAAGCAGTACTTGCCGAAGTCACACGAGCCTGTTCATTGTAGCCACTCATGTTCACCTTCCCGTATTTCCCCCGCAGATCGTTCACCATTTTGGTCCAAACACAATTTACTGCAGAGGCACCCGTTTTCACCTCGCGCCCCATCGCAGGTGCAGATCCAGATACCATGCTGATAACAGCATCCAAGTAAGAGTCGGGAGGAGTAAGCTCAACTTTTGTCTTACCCACAGGCCAGCCAACCTGCAGTGGACCCACGGGTGCAGTTGCGACGGGCCAAGTTCCTTTCGCCATTAACAAAAAACTCGCACAATCACGTAGCCCATAGCTTTGGCCGGTGGTACTGCTGCCGAGCTGATAAGTACCAATCGGATCACCTCGGTTAACGCCGGGGTACAACGTAATGTTTTTATGCCGGTTGCAGGTTTCAAACAGCAGGCGTTCTTTCCGTGTCGATTTTCCGCCAGGCAACTCATTGTACTTAATCGCGATTTTGGCCTGAATTAGCATCGCCTGCTCGCGCTGCAGCAAACCACTAGGCGATTCCCAACGGACACACAGCAGTAAGTCAGCCAATTCACACTGTGGTTTTTTGCCACGCGGCGGATGACCTTTAGGGCTGAATTCTGCCTGCGGCGTTCCATCAACCCAAATGGACTGTACCTGTACCTCAGCAAACCGGCCTTCAGCAGCCAGTCGCGCCTTTATCTCCAGCGCGAGCGCATCGATGTTTTCTTGCTCGTGCAGGTACATCAAAAACCAGCGTTCAAGTGCCCACTTGCCTGTAAAGCTTTTTACCCGGTCACTCCATGCCGACCAATCGTATTGCTTCATATCTAACATCCTTGCTACGAAGTTGAGCGCTAGATAGGTCAACCTGAAATCACGCGAAGCACAATTTGACAAGCCACCAAATCATCGCATCAGTATTTACACTAAAAACAAGCGCAATACGGAAGCCCTGAATTTTATTCCTCATCCGGAAACATAAATAAAGCGTGCTTGCGGTGTTCTGCGAATGTCATAACATGAAACAGAAAATGCACACACTCATCATTGCTTTTCTCAATCAGCCGCTTTATCAACAAAAGAACCTCTGACTGCTGCGGATTTAATTTTGCCTTGACTGCCATAAGCTCATCTACAGTTTTTCTGTCGATAAATTCAAAATATTTAGCAAATAGACCTGCTATGACGTCTGATATTTGAGTCAGAGGAGTATTGACGGACTTAACAAATTTGTATTTTAGCGTGGGGCTGATCGCGCGTTTATTCATAATCGCAATCTCATCTTCAACAGAAAATTCATCGTCGAATATATGTTCTGAATACCTGAACATGTCTCCGCGATTCTTATAGAAGACGCCAAGTCCATCGACTAGAACACCTTCTTCAAGATCAAAGGTTAATGTCATGTCATCGATATCAAGACTGAGAGAGAAAAGCTCAGCGAGACTCAAAAACTCGTTCAGTTCATCTCGACTAGGCCTCGGACTTTGACTGAATAGCTGAACGGAGTAGTCTACAACAAGCTTGTTCAATGCGTTGACAAACTCCTTTTCTTGCCCTTCGATAAGCGGATACTTGAAACGCTTTACCAACCCAAGAAATTTTTCCTTGTCTGCATTGATGATGCGATACAGCACGTCCTTGTGAAAATCTAGGTAATACCTAAAATATTGCGCCCCCTGAAATACCAGTTCACCTTTCTGGATACAATGCTGAACGCAGTCGTCAATAATATCGATAAATGCCCAATACTCTAAATTCAGATTAAAATAATGGACATACAAATCACTCTCGCAAAGCCAGTGCAGGATCTTTTTCAAATTCGCAGATTTTAATACCTGTTCAAAATCTCCACGCGCCACTGTGCCAAACTTTAGCTCTTTAACATTATCTTGGAGCTTTAGACTGCGTATGAACTCTGCAGCATCAGTTACGCATTTACCTTTTTTGTGCGCGACACCTCCGAGTACAAAGTTTATCGGTGCAGATTGCTTTCTGTTCGGGTCGTTATCAATATTGTAATTATTTTTATCTTCATTTATGTATAGTTTTCTATGATTGTTAGATTCGTCATAGTAAAAGGTATACCACGATTTTGGTGAATCACATGGTGGCTGGAACAATGTTAATTCCTTTTTTATTTATCTCAGCTAAATCATTAAAAAATACGTGATTACAGATATCTCTCACTCGACTAATAACATCACTGACTGTGATGCGGCAACCATATCGTTATTAATGACGCCTAAGCCCTGACTAGTTCGGGCTCGCCAGTTCCAAATTGTAAATCGCCAATTTCTTTCCAGCTCGATGAGTAACCTTCCAGCCAATTAGCAGGATCCTTGCCGTCGAACAAGGTAAATAACCAGCGGTCCTCATTGGCTGCCCGAATGTAGTACAAGGGATGGTGAGTACCTTGGTCAGTATTCACTTCGGTTTCTTCATAGCTGTAGGATTTAAAAAAGCGATCGCCGCAGTTGGTTTTCAGGAATCGAATAAACCGATTGAGATTGCCATGTCCCCCGGAGCCCATACCACTCTTCAGCATAAAGTTGGTGTACATGTATCCGCTGGCATAGGTCTGCTTATCGCTATCATGCCGAATGCATAAAATCATTCCGTCTGAGCGCCCACCGCAGATGCGCAGCAGGTGGAAGGTGATTTTCTTATTATGGCGATCATACAAAAAGAAGTCTTGGTAATGGGTACCGAGATTCTCCACGGGAAAGACCGTTCCCATGCCGCTAACCAACCATTCGTACGATCCACTGGACCAAGCAACTACGCGATCAAGCATGTCAAACGATGGAGACGCGATACCTTCCATGCAATCCAGCAAGTGCGCAGGGGTTTCTTCGCCAATAGTTCGGGCGATACCCACCAAGCTTTGACGATCACCGTAACCGAAAACCTGATCTCTACGTACGCACGCAAACAGTTGGTCTAACCGCTGTCCTACACCTTTTTGCCAGCTCTGGCGGAGCGTCTCAATCCGTGCAGGTTTATCTTCTATGCTAGCGACATAGCTCTGCAGAATGGAACGAACCTCTCCCTCGGTTGAGCGATTATTCCTCTCTGCTGAATCACTTATAGCTTTGTGAACATGTTCCGGAAGCTCTCGGATATTGATCCTAGCCATGACAAACGCCCATCCTTTAAATATTCGACATCGAAATGACGCCGATTTGATGTCAAATATTGGAACAAATTCCGTCAATATGACGTCCAATTGGCATTATTCCTAATTTCAGGATGGCGCACAAGCCACAGACGCCGAGACACGCCAGGAAATAAATCGCCAAGGCGATGCTGTGGGCTGGGTGACTACAAGTCCCATTGCAATTACCTACAACCAACACAGAATCCCCCGGCAGCGCATCTGTCAGCCCACCGGTATCTTGTCTCCCGTCACCGCCCACAGTGACCAGGCAGAGCAACCAGTAGCACGCAAGTGCCTCTATGGACAGGACCGGTTGCTAACTGCCTGAGCTTTGATGACGACAGTACGCCGGCCCCTCTTGGTCACTCCGGCATTGCAAAATCCGCGACTCAATCGCAGGCGTACGGTCGCCATCTTTTTTACAAACCGGTCACGTTTATGGTGGCTGTGCGTGGGTGCCAAAATGGGCATTGAGTCGCTTTGTTGGCTCCTCGCACAGCTGCCTCCCTTTGCCTTAAAGGGAAGGCTCCATCCCCAACCGCAGTAATTACCTACCTACCAACAATGTGTTTCGGGTGAACGCCCAACGCTAGCGCCCGTTCAAAAAAACACGCTCCCATGTACATCATCCGCTGCCTTTCCTAGACAAGATGGGTGTCGTATAGCGGCATCCAATCAAGCGCCATGCTCGCGGTAAACCACAAATGAGGGGCGGAAGACTCTAAGGATTTGCTGTGCTTAAACGCGGCTAATTAATCGCGTTTAAATTACACCAACTGTTACGCCATAAAGGCTACAGAGCCTTGCGCCGTTGCCTACACGTACGCCAGAATCCGCTGGCTTGTGCGTCTAGGTCGTGGGTTCTATCGTTAGTCGGTCACTGCGAAACAGTGATCGGGTTTGGTAGCCCGGTGTTAGATTTACAAGTCCACTGTCGTCGAGATCCTTCTCGTCGGTTTTATGGTGGTCATGTATAGGGCGTCCTAGGGCGCGCCGGATCCTAACACCCGGTCTACCAACCTCTGCATGGCCACCACCCTTCGTTTGGTAGCGAGAGGGTGAAGCCTCCTCTAAATGTGTTAGGAGCTTCATCTATGTTCAAAGTTACGCCAAACCCACCGGAAACCGATTCCGGTCCAATCCCGTACGACCCAGCGCTCGAACCTCAGAAGATAAAAGAGGCGACTAACCGCGCCATCAACTTCTATCTCAACCCCGAAACGCTGAAGACCACCATTCCGTCACGCAAGACCGGCAGAATCTTCCTCATCGACCCCACCGTGGATGAAGAAACGTTGCTCGTCGAAGCCAGCGAAACATTGGCGGCCGCCAGTGACATGGCCCGTGATATCGGCGGCGCCGTCGACACGCCTCAGCGCCGGTCGATGCTGATCCTGCAACAGGTGATCATGCTCAGTGAGCTCATCGTCAACCGGGTACTGGATGCCCGACGCTTACCAAGCTAGTGGCAAGTCAGCCGGTCAGGGGACGTTCCCCTGACCGGCACGCAAGCCATCAACGATCGAGATGAACAGGCGTCAGGCCTGTTCTCAAACCTCAAGCAGCGTTTACACGGAGTTAAAGCTGATGTCCAAGACACCACCCAAGCCGCCCGTCACAGACCCGGCGTCGCCTTATGAATCATTCAATTCAAAAAAGCTAAACGAAGCGGCCGAGCGTGCGCTCGACCATTACCTCGTGCCCGCGCAAATCATGGCCACACCCTACATCCCCAACAACCTGTTCATGGTCAACCCGCAATCCGATACCGAGTCCTTGCTGGTCAATGCCTGCGAATCCCTGGCCTCGGCCACGGTCATGCTCGGAAATTTTGCGGGGACGCTGGAGGGGTCGAACCGCAATGCGCTGTTGGGCATTGCGCAGGTCGTCATGCTAGGTGAATTAGCGGTTAACCAAGCGCTTGATAACGTGGAGATGAAAGCGTAACGCTGAGTGCGCGCGCCATCGGGCTTAGGCCTGTTGGCGCTTTCGAAAACCACACAAGAACGGCGTTTTCGTCAATAGTTAATCAGGTTGAATTGTGGGAGTATCTGAGTTCAAGCACTGAAAAAATAGGCTCTGTATGAACCATGGATTGTTGAGTAACCCCGTATGGATAGGCCCTCTAATGCTCGCGCTGAAAAAGGCGATCGTGTCTGAATTTGATCGCGAGGATTGGAGAGAAATTGGTTATCAAACGGGCCAGCATCAATACATTCAAGGCCATAGCAGGTTGCTTCGCAGTCTCGGGTTTCAGGACGACGATTACGGCGATTGCGTTTATCAAGTACTTCAGCACTTCGGCCTTTATGACATCCAAGGGCTGGTAGCCTTAATTGAACATGAGAAGATACGGCCACATTTAGAGAAAACTGTGCCGGGCAAGCTCAACGAGTTAGGTTACTTCGGCGGGCATGTACCGGCTGTACTGCCGTCGGCGAGCGCATCCGATGTAGTGCGTCGTGCACTGGCCGATGCGGATCAATTACTGGCGTCCTCTGGCGCGCCCAGCGCTGTTGATCGCCTCCATACGGCGATGCATGGCTATTTGAAGTCTGCCTGCCAAGACAGCGGTATTTCTATTCCCGACAATGCGACGCTCACGCAAGCTTTTAAGGCGTTGCGTGCTCACCACCCAGCGTTGCAATCGTTGGGTAGCCATGAGAAAGAAGTCGATAAAATACTGGCGTCTTTTGCCAACGTTCTGGACGCGCTAAACCCCATCCGTAATCACGGTAGCTTTGCTCATCCCAATGATCGTTTGATTGAGCTGGCAGAAGGGACGTTGGTGGTGAACGCCGTCCGGACAATATTCCACTACTTGAACCAAAAACTCGGCGTCTAGCAACGCAGGTAGATCGTATTTTTTTCTTGGATCAACCTTGTCCCTAAAGGCGGTTAAAAGGCTAACCGCGCTTCCTCCCTCAAGATCGTGGCTCCTAACCAAGTGAGCCCTACGGGAGCGAAAGCAATGGACGACGCACACACCTTCACCCTCAAATTCCCCTTCACCAGCGCCAGCGGCGACCGGCTGGCAACGCTGCCCATCAAGCGCCTCAAACGCAAAGACATCAGCGCCGCGCAAGCGGTGACCAAAGACGAAGGCGCCATGGAAGACCAACTGGTCGCCAAGCTGCTGGGCATTACGCTGGAAGACCTGGGCGAGTTCGACATCGCCGACTCAACCCTCGCCACCGAGGTGTTGCGGGAAATGGCGGCCGGCCGAAACCTTGCTCCAGTCCTGGGACGAGGCGCTGCTGTTAGTCCTGAGATTGCCGCCGTCTGAAATCGAACGGCTCGACATGGTCGATTACTGGCGGTGGGTTGACGTGTGCCAGCGCGAAATCAATCGCCGGCTCGAACTCGCCGAGCCATCGCGTAGCTGATCAGCGTCACCGTGCCCACGACCAGCCCCGCCAGCAAGGCGCCGCCTGCCGCAACAGGGGCGGCGGCCAGGGCCAGTAACGGCAACCCCACACAGAACGCCACGATCGCTGCCCACCACGGCAAATGCACCAGGCACAGCCACGCCAGCCAGATCACACCGGCGCCGATGGCCAGTGCATAGAGTGTTTTAGCGGTGCGCAGTGCGATTTTTTCAACCATGCCGGAAGCGTAGCAACGATGGCCAACGAAGTCCTCATCGGTTTAAAAATTGGCGCCGTTGTTTCCGGCAGCCTCAACGCAGCGTTTGGTTCGGCCAAGTCCACCGTGCGCCAATTGGGCCGCGCCGTCGACGGGCTCGCGCTTAAGCAACAGCACATCGGCCATGAGCTGTCGGCGTCGTTGGCCCGGGGCGGCACGGGCATCGAGCGCTTACGTCGTCAGTACGACGCGGTCGGTCACACCCTCGACCAGCTCAACGCCAAACAATTACGCCTCACGGCCAGCATGGCGCGCGGCAAGGCCCTCCGCACCGAACGCGGTGAGTTACGTGGTCAGGCCATGGAGGTCGTCGGCACGGGCGCGGCGTTGGGCACGCCGATCGTTCAATCGATGAAAACCGCAATCAACTTTCAGGACCAGACCCGCGATCTCGCCATCGGCGCCGGCTTCAACCCGGCGCAAGAACAGCGCCTCAGCATGGCCATGCGCGGCGCGGCGATCACCTGGAACCAGACCCAAACCGACGTTGCCCAAGGCACCGCCGTATTGATCGCCGGCGGCATCGACAACCTCAAGCAGTTAACGGCCTACGCCCCGGTCATGGCCAAAACCGCGACCGCCACCCGCGCCAGCATGGACCACCTCGGCGCGGTGGCCATCGCCCTCAGTGACAACCTCAACATCGGCGCCGCCGGCTTTGAGCGCTCGATGAACATGCTGGCCTTTGCCGGCAAAAGTGGCCAGTTCGAGCTGGCCGACATGGCCAAATGGCTGCCGCAATTAACGCCTCAATTCGCCGCCCTCGGCATCACCGGCGAGCGTGCCGTGGCGGAAATCGGCGCGTCACTGCAGATCGCCCGTCGCGGTGCCGGCAGCAATGACGAGGCCGCCAACAACTTCAAAAACTTTCTCTCCAAGCTCACCGCACCGGACACCCTCAAGGCGTTCGAAAAAGCCGGCATCGACTTAAAGGGCAGCCTCAAAAATCTGGTCGGCGAAGGGCTGTCACCGGCCCAGGCCATGCTCAGCGTCCTGACCCAACACTTGGGCCACAAAGCCCCAGCCGCTGCCGCGCAATACGGCAAGGCGCTGGATATCAAGGACCAGCACGAACAGCAAATCGCCCTGACTCGGCTGGACGAGGCCTACAAGCTCGGCGAGCTGTTCGCCGACCAGCAGGTGTTGTCCTTCATCCGGCCGGCGCTGGCCAACCAGAAAGACTTGGCCGGCATCCAGCAAGGCAGCCAAAACGCGGCGGATCAGGGCGTACTCGATGATGACTGGATCAATCGGATGGGCAGCACCAAAGAGCAATTAAAATCCCTGCGCATCAATCTGACGGACATCGGCATTTCCGTCGGCAATGCGTTGTTGCCCGCGATCATCGAGGTCACCCGCGCCGTCGTGCCGCTGATGCGTTCGTTCTCGGTCTGGGCCGGTGAAAATCCGGCGCTGATCAAAGGCGTCGTCGGGTTGGTCGGTGGTCTGTTGCTCGGCAAATTGGCGTTCATCGGTCTTGCCTACGGCGTCAATTTGATCATGGCGCCGTGTGTGGCGATGGCCACCACCGTCACGGCGCTGTCGGCGAAGTTCACCTTGCTGCGCAGTGCGTGGCAGATGGGCAGGTTCACGCCGCTGATCACCGTATTGAAACGAGTCGGCGCTGGGCTGCTCACGGTGGCGAAATACAGTGGGCTGTTCTTGCGCGGCATGCTCTTCGCGCTGGCCAGCCCGCTCAAGTTGGCCGCTAAAGGCGGGTTGTTATTGGGCAGGGTTCTGGGCGGCACGTTGTTGTTCGGGCTAAAGCTGGCAGGCCAAGCCATCCTCTGGCTGGGCAGAGCCCTGATGCTCAACCCGATCGGCCTGCTGATCACCGGCATCGCGCTGGCCGCCTATTTGATCTATCGCTATTGGCAGCCGATCAAAACCTTCTTCACCGGCTTGTGGGTCGAAGTAAAGACCGGTTTCAGCGGTGGCCTGTCGGGCATCCTCGGAGTACTGGTCAACTTCTCTCCATTGGGTTGGCTGTACCGCGCATTCGCCGGCGTGATGAGCTACCTGGGCATCGAACTGCCCGGCAAATTCACCGAGTTCGGCAGCTTGCTTATCAGCGGTTTGGTCAACGGTATCCGTAACAGTGCGGGCCAGCTGAAAGACAGCGTCATCGGCATCGGCTCAGCCGTCAAAGACTGGTTCACCGACACCCTCGGCATCGAGTCGCCAAGTCGCGTGTTCATCGGCTACGGCGCCAACATCAGCCAGGGCGCCGCCTTGGGCATCAGCAGCCAAGCGGGGTTGGTGCGACAGGCCGCACTGGGCATGGCCGCACAAAGCCACGTCGACATGGCGCCACCCAATCTGATGCAGGTCACCCAAGCCAGCAGAATGGGGGCCGGCGCATCAACGTCTGGCGCCGCGCCGACCATGACCTTTCATTTCTCGCCACAGATCAACGTGCCCGCCGGCGCCGGCATGGATGCTATTCAACAAGGGCTGCAGGCCAGTTACACCGAATGGATGCGCATGATGGAACGCTATCTGCACGACACCCGCCGCCGTAGCTACGGCCCCTCAGCGCAGGGCGCTGTCTGATGTTCGCCATCTTGGGCAACATTGAGTTCACCGTCGCCGGCGGTATCAGTGCCATTGAACACAGCGGCGCTGCCGATTGGGCTGAGCACCCGCGCATTCAGGGCAAGCCCTTGTTGGAGTGGGTCGGCGAAGGGCTCGACGAATGTCACCTCAGCGTTGAATTGCACCCGCTGTTGGGTGACCCAGAGCAACGCTTGCGCGCACTGCGCGTGGCCAAAAGTCAGCATCAACCACTGGCCTTTGTCATGGGCAACGGCGAATACCTCGGACCTTACGTCATCACCCACCTGAGCAACACCGTTCGCCGTGCCACTGCCCTCGGCCAACTGATGGCCGCCACCGTGCAACTCAGCCTGCGCGAATACACCGGCGCCTTCGTCCGCAAACCCCATCACCCCGGATTGCTCGATCCCACCGTCGACGACCCGGCAACGGCTCTCGGCTCACCGGGGGTGATCTCCCGCCAGGCGTCAACGCCCAGCACCGCCCAACGCGTGCTCAGCCACGCCCGAACGGCCGGCAACGTCTTGCGCGCGGGCAAACAACTTTACGACGCCGCGCAAAGCGGCAACCCCTCGATCATCCTCGGCCAGGTCCCGCACTTGCTCGGCGTCACGGCCCGCGCCCTCGAACCGCTGCAAGGCTTCGTCACCGCCGCCGGCCTGCTGCGTGACGGCGCCGACTTGTCCCGTTTAGGTGAAGACGTCCTCGGCAGTGTCATCGGCGCACGCGCCAGTCTCAACCCCGTCGACCTGGCCAACATTATCGATCGCCTCAGCGCCTCACACGCCACCCTCGACCAGGCCATCACCGTACTCGACAGCGCCAACGAGCGGCTGGCCGGGCTGGCGGCCGACGTCCTCACCCGGAGAATCTGATGTTCATTCCGCACCACACCACCGAAGGCGAGCGCTGGGACCAATTGGCCTGGCGCTATTACGGCGACGCCCATCGCTACGGCCCCATCGCCGACGCCAACCCCAACGTGCCCCTCAATGCCACGCTGCCCTCGGGGCTGACCTTGGCCATTCCGCTACTCGCCGCTCGGCCCACCGCACAGGACGTTCCGCCATGGATGCGCTAACCCAACAACACGCCCCGCAAGCCCGCTATGTGCTTACCTACCAACAGCACAACATCACCCGCGACGTCAGTCAGCACCTGCTGTCACTGACCTACACCGACCACCTGACCGGCCAGGCCGACAGCCTCGAAGTCGAACTCGAAGACACCCAAGGCCACTGGCGCAGTACCTGGTACCCCGGCCACGGCGACACCCTGACCGTGGCCATCGGCTGGGAAGGCACCCCCATGCGCACCCTCGGCCGCCTCGAAATCGACGAAGTCGAACTCAACGGCCCACCCTCGACCGTCACCATCCACGCCCTGGCCACCGGCATCAACAGCCCACTGCGCACCCTCGAACACCGCGCCTACGAACACCTCACCCTGGCCGCCATCGCCCAACAAATCGCCACCCGCCAAGGCCTCACCCTGGTCGGCCACATCGAACCCATCCCACTCGACCGCCTGACCCAACAAGACACCGACCTGACCTTCCTGCGCGACCTCGCCAACGCCTACGACTACGCCTTCAAAATCACCGGCCAGCAACTCGTCTTCCACGCCATCCAACACATGGTCAACGCCCAACCCGTCGCCACCCACCACCTCAAAGACCTGGCCAACATCCACCTGCGCGACCAAATCAAAACCCTCCCCAAAGCCATCCAGATCCAACACAAAGACCCCGCCAAAAAACAACTCATCACCTACACACTCATCAACCACCAAACCGTCGCCGTCCCCAGCAGCCACAGCCAAACCACCACCAGCGCCGACACCCAAAAAAACCGCCAACGCACCACCTCCACCGCACAAACCCACGCCAAAGCCAAAGCCCAACTCGCCCAAGCCAACCGCCAACGCACCACCGGCCAATGGACCACAACAGGCCAACCCCACCTCACCAGCGGCAACACCATCACCCTCAACGCCACCGGCCAACTCAACGGCCACTACCTCATCACCTCATCCACCCACCGCATCACCCGCCAAGGCGGCTACACCACCACCCAACACGTCTCAAAAATCCAACCCAACCCCTGACACCCCACAGCCCCTGTGGGAGCTGGCTTGCCAGCGATGACGCCAGCCCAGCCACCCAATCAACCACTGAACAAACAGAGATCCCATGCCCACCCAACTCGAATACGGCGAAGTCACCGCCCTGGACCACAAAACCTGCCGCCTACGCGTCCGCCTAGACGACCGCGACGGCCTCCAGACCCACTGGCTCAACATCCCCCAACGCAACACCCAAGGCACCCAACGCCGCCCACTCATGCCCGAACTGGGCGAACAGGTGGCGGTGCTGCTGGATGCGGACGGCGTGAGCGGGGTTTATTTGGGCGGGATTTATTCGACAGCAGAGCCACCACCGGTGGTGGATGAGGACACGGACTATGTGCGGTATAGCGATGGGACGGTGGCGACCTATGACCGGGCGGCCGGAGTGATGACTCTGGAATGTGTAGGGGAAGTAATACTGAGATGTGCCCAAGGGGTGACTGTTGAAGCAGGTGGGCTACTAGCTTTAAAAGCGGGCTCAGCGGTGCTGGAATGCCCGCAGGTCACCGTGAATGGCAACCTGCAGGTGATAGGTTATGTTAACGCTAGGACTTTGATTGGTGATCAAAAGGTGGCACCCAACCAGTAAAGGGGAGAGACCTAGGTTCCGGTTCGCTCCAATCAAAATTCCCGCTCACGTCTCGCGGAAAATTTTCTGGAATGACCTCTTTGAGCACGGTCGGAATTTCACCGTCCTTCGTTAGTCGGAGGGCCACGCTCCGCTTTCCGTCAATCAGTTTGATCCTGATATCCTGAATGATTCTGCCGTTGCGAGAATCAAGCGTGATTGTGAAGTGCTGCATATCCTCACCACCAAAGTGGTGCCAATCAAAAAAACGCGTTGCATCACAAGGAATGTCACCTAGGGTCATAACCTCTGACCGCGTAAAAAGCTGTCCGGAGGGTAAGTAAATACGCGAGTCGAGGTCATCGATTTTGGCAGTTACGTTATACATCGGGAAGGCACCACTGTTTTTAACGTCCCACCGAATACCCAAGTAAGATTGCCGAGAGAGCTGAGGCTCTGCGTAACAGTAGCTATCGCCGCCGGTGATGTGATTGATTGTCCATAGTGATTTCTCTTGGAAGTCATTAATCATTTTTTCCAAACGTTGTTGCAAGCTGGCAACGCTAGCCTCCATTCCGGCTTGTTTGCGAACTCTAAAAAATTGCCCCGTCATATAACTGACGAAAAAAAATGATCCAGAGAAATGAGTGATAGCTTCCTTGATCGAGAACGTTTGTCCCACCCAGTTGTAAGCGACCCATCCAGTGGCAACTATCAACGGCAGCCAAAACTCCTTGCAGAGCTGTTTAGCGGTTCTTTTCCATTTACTCATGATCGATACGCGTCCTTTCATTTTTGATACAGACCACATCGGCGACATGGCCCGGATCTTTAAATCTGGTTAAAAGCAGCACACGCTCTTCCGCGTCACCATGGGCGCCATGACAACGCCCATCCCCCACACCAGCATCACCGCCGCCCACTGGCAACCCGCACTCGGCACCACCGGCGAGATCGTCGAGGGCCTGCGCGACATCGACCAATCCCTGCGCATCATCCTCACCACCCCAAAAGCCAGCGACCCACACCGCCCGGAATTCGGCAGCAACCTGCACCTGTACCTCGACTGGCCCACCCACCGCGTCACCCCACACCTGGTGCGCGAAGCCATCGAAGCCATCCGCCGCTGGGAACCGCGCGTGGCCGTCGACCAAGTCCACATCCAGATCAACACCCAACACATCATCGTCCGCGTGCAATGGCGCGTCACTGGCCAGCGCCCCCAGCGCACCGAGGTCCCCTATGCGCGAACTCCCTAAACCCGAATTCATCAAAATCGACCCCGCCGCACTAGAAGCCGAACTCATCGCCCGCTACGAACAAAAATCCGGCAAAACCCTGTACCCAGCCCAGATCGAACGCCTCTACATCGACCAGATCGCCTACGCCGTCTCCCGATTACAGATGAGCATCCAGCACGCCGGCGAACAACTCCTGGTGCGCTTCGCCCGCGGCCCCATCCTCGACTACCTCGGCGAACTCGTCGCCACCCCGCGACTGCTCGCAAAACCCGCCCGCTGCACCGTGCGCTTCAGCTTGCCCAACACTCCAGTTCAGCCACGACTGATCCCGACTGGCACCCGCGTCAGCACCCAAGACGCCAAGTTGACCTTCATCACCGACCGAGACATCGTCCTGCCCATCAACCAAACCCAAGTCACCGTCACCGCCACCTGCCAAACCGTCGGCGAACAGGGCAACGGCTGGACCACCGGCCAAATCAGCGTCCTCAGCAACTCGCCAGCCCAAGAACTGACCGCCACCAACACAACCACCACAACCGACGGCGCCGAGAACGAAAACGACGACCGCTACCGCGAACGCATCATCTTGGCCCCCGAAGCCTTCAGCAACGCCGGCAGCCGCGCCGCGTACCGTTATCACGCCCTGGCCCTGCACCAATCCATCCTCGACGTCGCCGTCCACGGCCCCGACGAAGGCGAACCGGACGGCCACGTCGCGTTGTACCCACTCACCGACACAGGCCTGCCCACCGACGAATTACTGGAGCAAATAGAAGACCAGGTCAGCGGCGAAAAACTGCGCCCGCTGTGCGACACCGTCAGCGCCAACGCCCCCCTCGAAGTCCAATATCAAATTCGAGCAAGCATCACCTTCTACGAGACCGCAGACCCCAAGACCGTCATGCCGCTAATCCAGGCCGCCGCTGAAGCGTATGCCGCAGAACGCAGGGCCGGTCTGGGCCGCGACGTGGTACCCGAACAACTCACCGCCTTACTGCAAGTCGCCGGGGTCTACCGCGCCGAACTCAAACAACCGCAAACCCTGCGCGAGCTCCAGAGCAACGAGTGGGCCAATTGCACCGCCATCAAACTCAGCAATGCCGGGTTCAGTCATGGCTAACCACCCGTTAACACCCGCGCTGGCCGGCGACGAGCGCTTCTCGCTGCTGTGTGAACTGCTCGAGCAGTCATTGGCCGCCCTCGACACCAACGCCATGCTCGTCTACCTGATTGACCTGACAAAGCCTCACTTACTGCCGCACCTGGCCGACCAGTTCTCCCTGCTCGACGAAGCCGCCTGGCAACTGGCCGAATCAGAACAGGCCAAACGCAGCCTCATCAAAAACGCCGTCGAACTCCACCGATTTAAAGGCACCCCATGGGCCATCCGAGAAGTCATCCGCCTGCTGGGCTTCGGCGAAGTCATCCTCCAAGAAGGTCCAGAAACAGGGCTCGACACCAAAGCCACCGGTAAACCGGTCTGGCCCCTATACCGCGTCATCTTCAAACGCCTCATCACCAACGATCAGGCGGTACTCCTGCGCCGCCTGCTGTTATCCGTCGCCCCGGCACGCTGCCGGCTGGTCTCACTCGACTACCAGACCGTCGCCATCCGCTACAACGCAGTAGCCCGCTACGACGGCCAATACAACCATGGAAGCAGCTAATGGCCGACTTACCCGAATCAAGCAAATGGACGCCCGGCGTCTACCAAATCGAAACCTCCGACCCCGTCGTCGGCGGCCCCGAAGGCGTGACCAACCGGCCCATCAAACAACTCACCGACCGCACCGCCTGGCTAAAACGCAAAATCGAAGAAATCATCAACGGAACAGAGCCCGTAGGCGAAGCCAAACAACTGGCCCCCATTCGATCCACCTCCCGCCACTTAACGGACTATGGCGTGGCCTTCGCCAGTCAATACGAAGCCGAGCAAGGCGCCGACACCAACAAACCAATGAACGCGCTGCGGGTGCTCCAGGCGATTAGATCCCGAATCGTCCAGGCAACCGAACACACCCGGGGCATCGCCCACCTGGCCACCCCCACGATGGTCAGGGCTGGCACCGATGAGGACGCCATCGTTACCCCCGCAACCTTGGCGGCGATGCTGCCCCTACGCGGCGTAAAGGTCTATTCGCTGGCGGGCGTGTACGCGTGGGAGGTCCCCTCTGGCGTTCACAAAGCCTGGGTGGAAGTCATCGCCGCAGGCGGGGGTGGTGCTCGCTTAACCACAGAGCCGGGCGCCTCCGGCGGCTCGGGGGGTGGTTACGCCAAAAAGCTGGTCAACCTCAAAGGCATCAGATCGGTAACCATCACCGTCGGCGTGGGTGGCAAGGGCGCCCAAGTGGACGGAAAGAATGGCGGCAACGGCGGCACATCATCCTTCGCAACCGTCGTATGGGCATCAGGCGGTGAAGGCGGCACGATCAATGGCAAAGCCCCGCAAGGCGGACAAGGTGTAGGCGGCGATGAGAACGGCACGATAGGCCAAGGAGGCTTGGCGATAAGCGTTGAAGGCACCTCCGGTTATACCGGCGGCGCCGGAGGTGGCGGCGTCTCAATGCCAGCCTGGACCGATAACCAAACCCCACGAAAACCGGGCCATGGTGGTGGCGGGCGCGGGGGTAGCACAGCCCCTAACGGGGCAGACGGCCAGGTGTCCATAAAATGGTGAACACATGGGCACGCATCGAAAATAACACCGTCGCCGAAGTGACCCACATCGACCCTCAAGGCCGGTTCCACGCATCACTCGTCTGGGTGCCGTGCCCCGGCAACACCGAGTCAGGCATGCAATGGGCAGATGGCGTGTTCTTTGAGAGGCCCGCAGCCCCCATTAATCACCAAGCCAAAATCGCGGCAAAGCGGTTCAAGCACGAAACCGCGGGCATCCTCTTCAACGAACTGAAGATTGAAACCAGCCGCGACAGCCAAGCGGCAATCACCGCCGCCGCGTTGTCAGCCGTGATCAACCCAGCCTACGTCTGCACCTGGAAAACAGCGACCGGCCCCATCGAACTCACCGCCACCCAATTGATCGACCTAGTCACTCAAGTGCGCACCCACGTCCAATCCTGCTTCGACCGCGAGTGCCAACTACTGGCCAGATTGGCCACAGACACCTACACCCCAGACATGCTCGACCAAGGCTGGCCCACAGCCCCAGGAACCTAACCATGCAAGACATCCGCTGTGGCCAATGCCACCGCAAACTCGCCAGCGCGCGAGGCTTCACCGACCTACAAATCAAGTGCCCGCGCTGCCGGACACTCAACCACCTGAAGGCCCCGAGCCTCCTATCCGAATGCCCTGAGCATCTGCCCACACGAGCGCAGACATGCCCCAGCCCACCATCGGAAGCCTGTTCGCAGGCATAGGAGGATTTGATGCAGGATTCGAAAACGCAGGCTACCGCACCGCCTGGCAAGTGGAACTCAACCCCACCAACCGGGCTGTCCTTGCCGACCGATTTCCACACGCCACCCAGCACGAAGACGTCCGCCACTGCGGCGCCCACAACCTCCAAACCGTCGACGTCATCACCGCAGGCTTTCCCTGCCAAGACATCAGCATCGCCGGCAGCCGCCCCGGCAACCAAACCACCCGAGGCCTACGCGGCGAACGCAGCGGTTTATTTTGGGAAGTCATACGCATCCTCCAAGAGACACAACCTCGCTGGGTGGTGCTTGAGAATGTCGTTAACCTGCTCGCTATCAACGATAGCCAAGACTTTGAAACAGTCATCCGGGCCCTTGCGGACAGCGGGTATGTGGGATGCTGGCGAGTGCTTAATGCTCAATATTTCGGAGTCCCCCAACAACGTCGTCGAATATTCCTGGTCGCAGGTCATCAACGAATGCCCCCCATCGAGCTGCTGGCTGACGCCGCGCCAGTGGAAGCAATACCTCCAGCGTCTCAGTCGCAGCAATGGCCACGCCCCGCGGATGCATGGGCTGCCAATACTCTATTGGCAAACAAAGCCGGCTCCCAAATCGCTATGGGCTGTACCACTTTCGTCGCTCACCCGAACGGATGGCATCAGATGGCTGAGCGGCAGCGAACGTCTGAACATGATGGGCTTTGCCTCGGACTGGATGCGTCCAACCTTGCAGAGGCTTTCGCTGCCGGAAACGCCGTCGTCCCGCAAATCGCCCAATGGATCGCCGAAAAACTAATAAAAGCCAACTAACCCCACCAGCGGGAACCCAGTTCCCGCTACCATCCTGCAATTCCATTGCACCCAGTGCAAAAGACCCCAACCCCAAATACCGCGCGCTAAGGCCCAAGTTTTACGCGCGCGGCATCACCTGAGTTCGACTCGATATTTCGATGTCAGTCAAAAGCCCCTCACCCCAACCCTCTCCCGGAGGGAGAGGGAGCTGACCGAGGTGTCTGGCGTTGTACATCGACCTGAAAGATCGAGTCGATTATGGATTCGGTGAATCAAGATCAGGTCGGTGCATATTTGCAGCATCCCCCAATCAGTCCCCTCTCCCTCCGGGAGAGGGTTAGGGTGAGGGGCTTTTCAGACCGGTAAATGAATCCCGAAGGTATTCATCCCGCGATCACTGCGCACAAACACATCTCCACCATGCATCAGCGCAATCGCCTTGACGATCGCCAACCCCAAGCCATGGTTATTACCGCTGTTACTGCGCGACGCATCGACCCGATAAAAGCGCTCGAACAACCGCGGCAAATGCTCACTGGCAATCGGCGATCCCGGGTTGGCCACACCAATACTCACCTGATGCTCTTCCACCTCAATCCGCACCTCGATCACCTGCCCCGCCCCGGTGTGCTGCACCGCGTTGCTCAACAGATTGATCAACGCCCGGCGCAAATGCGCGACCTCGATCTGCACCAGTGCATCACCGCTGACCTGCACTTCAACCTGCGCATCTTCAAGGATGAAATCCAGATACTCCAGCGTCGTCGCCACCTCATCTGCCAGCGACGTCGAGGTCAGTTTGGTCGCCTTGTTGCCCTGATCGGCACTGGCCAGAAACAGCATGTCATTGATGATCGAACGCAGCCGTTCCAGCTCTTCGAGATTGGATTGCAACACTTCGAAGTAGTGTTCGGCAGAGCGTCCGCGGGTCAGCGCCACTTGCGTCTGGCCAATCAGATTGGTCAGCGGCGAACGCAGTTCATGGGCGACGTCGGCATTGAACGATTCCAGTCGCGAGTAGGCCTGCTCGACCCGTTCCAGCGTCGAGTTGAACGAGTCGACAAACTGCTCCAGCTCCGGTGGCAACGGCGACAAACGCAAGCGTCCGGCGCGAAGGGGGGGCGCCAGTCGTTGAGCCTCGTGGGACAGTTTGATCAGCGGTTTGAGACCAATCCGCGCCACCCAATAACCCAGTGCCGAGGCCATCAGCACACCGACAATTGCCAGCCCGATCAGCGCGATCAACAGGTTGTGTTGAGTTTCATGAAACGTCTCGGTATCAATGCCGATCATGAACCGCAGCGGCGGGCGCTGATCCTTGGCCGGCAGCTCGGTCAACAGCACTTTCAGCGGATAAGGATGCGCGGGCAATTGCAGGTCATGCATGCCCAACGGCCCTTGGGCGAACGCGCGAATCGCCGCATCGGGCTGACCATACTCGTAACCCGGATCGCCACTCACCACCCAGAAACGAATGCGTTTGTCCTCTTCGCCGAGCAGCTTCAACTTGGCGTTGATCTTCACCCAATGCTCCGGCGTACCGAAGCGATTGAGCGCCGACTCAAGCACGCTGTAGCGCGCATCCAGCTCGGCTTCCGGGAGCAATCCCAGGCCTTTGTCGACCTGCTGATACAACGCGCCGCCGATCAACAGAAACACCAGCAGCGCCACCAGCGTGAACATCCCGCTCAGGCGCAGGGCAATCGAATTACTGGACACCACGGCTCTCCAGCACATAACCCATGCCGCGAATGGTGTGCAGCAGTTTCTCGTCGAACGGCCCGTCGAGCTTGGCGCGCAGACGTTTGATCGCGACTTCGACGACGTTGGCATCGCTGTCGAAATTGATGTCCCAGACCATCTCGGCGATGGCGGTTTTCGAAAGGATTTCACCTTGGCGGCGGGCGAGAACGCTGAGCAGCGAGAACTCTTTGGCGGTCAGGTCCAGGCGCGTGCCGGCGCGGGTCGCCTTGCGGCTGATCAGATCTATCCACAGGTCGGCGATGCTCACTTGCACCGGTTCGTGGCCGCCGCTGCGCCGGGTCAGCGCTTGCAGGCGCGCGACCAGTTCAAGGAAGGAAAACGGTTTGCCGAGGTAATCGTCGGCGCCGTCGCGCAGGCCTTTGATGCGGTCTTCGACGCGCTCGCGGGCGGTGAGCATGATCACTGGGGTCTGCTTGCGCGCACGCAACGCGCGCAAAACGCCGAAGCCATCGAGGCCCGGCAACATGACGTCGAGGACGATCACCGCGTAGTCGCTTTCCAGCGCCAGATGCAGCCCCTCGACGCCGTCGCGGGCCAGATCCACGGTGTAACCCTGTTCCGTCAGACCGCGGTGCAGATAGTCCGCGGTTTTTTCCTCGTCTTCGATAATCAGAACGCGCATGACCCTGCCTCAGTCTGTGGTCGCCAATGCCGGTGAGGGCATCGGTTTGGGCCGGTGGAACAGCCGCTCAAGCCACAAGTATATGACTGGAGTGGTAAACAACGTCAGCATCTGGCTGACCAGCAAACCGCCCACCACCGCGATGCCCAACGGTTGGCGCAGTTCGGCGCCGGTGCCGTAACCGAGCATCAGCGGCAGCGCGCCAAGCAGGGCGGCGAGGGTGGTCATGATGATCGGCCGGAACCGCGTGATGCATGCTTCGAAAATCGCATCCTGCGGCGACAGGCCTCGGTGGCGCTGCGCTTCGAGGGCGAAGTCGATCATCAGGATGCCGTTCTTCTTGACGATACCGATCAGCAACACCAGGCCGATCAACGCCATGATCGAAAAGTCCTGACCGCAGATCCACAGCATTATCACCGCGCCCAAACCCGCCGCTGGCAATGTCGAAATGATCGTCAGCGGATGTACGAAGCTTTCATAAAGCACACCGAGAATGATGTACACCGCCACCAGTGCCGCGAGAATCAGCCACGGCTGACTGGCCAGCGAACTCTGGAACGCCTGCGCTGCGCCCTGGAAATTGCCGCTGATCGCCGTCGGCATGCCGATCTCGGCCTTGGCCTGATTGAGCAGAATCACCGCATCACCCAACGCCACGCCGGGCGCGAGGTTGAACGACAGGTTGGCGGCGGGGAACATGCCGTCATGGGCAATCGACAACGGGCCAATGGTTGGCGCATCGAATTTGGCCAGCGCCGACAGCGGCACCATCTCGCCACTCAGCGGTGAGCGCAGATAGAAATAGTTGAGGCTTTCGGCCTTGCCGCGTTGTTTGGTGTCCAGCTCCAGAATCACGTTGTACTGATTGACCTGAGTCTGGAATTCATTGATCTGGCGTTGGCCGAAGGCGTCGTACAGCGCCTCGTCGACATCACTGGCGGTCAGGCCGAAACGTGCGGCGGCGCTGCGGTCGATGCTGATGTGGGTGATGCTGCCGCCCAGTTGCAGGTCGTTGGAAATGTCGCGGAACGCCGGGTTGCTGCGCAGTTTTTCCGTGAGGCGTTGCGTCCATGTCGCGAGGGTCGCGCCGTCGTTGCTCTTCAGCACGTATTGGTATTGCGCGCGGCTCGGGCCGGAGCTGAGGTTGATGTCCTGGCCGGCGCGCAAGTAGAGAACGATGCCGGGGACTTTCATCAGTTGCGGACGGATGCGGTCGATGAACTGACTGGCTGAAACATCACGGTCACCGCGTTTTTTCAGGGCGATCCAGAAGCGGCCGTTGGCGATGGTCTGGTTACTGCCGGACACGCCGACCGAGTGGGAAAACGCCTGCACGGCCGGATCGGCGGCGACGATTTCGGCCATGGCCAAGTGTTTTTTCACCATGTCGCCGTAGGAAATATCCGCCGCGGCTTCGGTGGTGCCGAGGACGAAACCGGTGTCCTGCACCGGGAAGAATCCTTTGGGGATAAAGATGTAACCGCCGATGGCCAGCGCCAGCGACAGACCGAACACGCCAATCATCAATTTCTGATGGGCGAGGGCGCGGCGCAAACCTTTCTCGTACCAGCCGAGCAAGCGTTCGCTGAAGCCCGGTTTGGCGTGGGCGTGGTGCACCGGTTTGCGCATGAACAGCGCCGCCAGTGTTGGCGCGAGGGTCAGCGACACCACCACGGAAATCATGATGGTCGAGGTTGCGGTCAGGGCGAATTCCTTGAACAACCGTCCGACCACACCGCCCATGAACAGCAGCGGAATAAACGCCGCCACCAGCGAGAAACTGATCGAGACCACGGTGAAGCCGATCTCGCCGGCGCCCTTGATCGCCGCTTCGCGCATATCGTCACCGGCCTCCAGATGGCGGTGGATGTTTTCCACCACCACGATCGCATCGTCGACCACAAACCCCACGGCCACCACGATCGCCACCAATGTCAGGTTATTCAGGCTGAATCCGAGGATGTACATCAGGGCAAAACTGGCGATCAACGACACGCCGAGTACCGCCGAAACAATCAGGGTTGCCGACAACTGACGCAGGAACAGCGCCATCACCGCGACCACCAGCAGGATCGCGATCAACAGGGTGATCTCGACCTCATGCAGCGAGGCACGAATGGTCTGGGTGCGGTCGATCAGGGTTTTCACCTGTACCGAGGCCGGTAGCATCGCTTCGAGGCCGGGCAGGGCGGCTTGAATGCGGTCGACGGTTTCAACGATGTTGGCGCCCGGTTGACGCGAGATCACCAGGTTCACCCCGGGTTGATCACCGGCCCACGCTTGCACGTAGGCATCTTCCGAACCATTGACGACTTTGGCGACATCACGCAGGTGAACCGGGGCACCGTCCTTGTAGGAAACGATGAGTTGGCTGTAGTCCTCGGGGTGGAACAACTGGTCGTTGGTCGACAGCGTGGAAATACTCGATTCGCCGTACAGCGCGCCTTTGGCGAGGTTGAGGCTGGTCTGCTGGATCGCCAGACGAATGTCGGCGAGGGTCAGGCCAATCGCCGCGAGTTTGTCTGCCGAGGCTTGTACGCGAATCGCCGGACGTTGCTGACCGGTGATGTTGATTTGGCCTACGCCGTCGATCTGACTGATCTGACGTGAGAGCAGGGTTTCCACCAGGTCGCTGAGTTCGGTGCCGGGCATTTGTGTCGAGCTGACACTGAGGATCAGTACCGGGCTGTCGGCCGGGTTGACCTTCTTCCACGTTGGCAGCGTCGGCATGTCCTTGGGCAGTTTGCCGGCGGCAGTGTTGATCGCCGCTTGGACTTCCTGGGCGGCGGTGTCGATGCTTTTATCGAGGGTGAATTGCAGGGTCAACAGGCTCGAGCCCAGCGCACTGCTCGACGTCATCTGGGTCATGCCGGGGATGGCGCTGAATTGCACCTCCAGCGGCGTGGCCACGGACGAGGCCATGGTGTCGGGGCTGGCGCCGGGCAACTGCGCGGAAACCTGAATCGTAGGAAATTCCGCTTCCGGCAGTGGGGCGATTGGCAAGCGCGGGAAGGCAATCAACCCGACCAGCACCAAAGCGATGGTCAGCAGGATCGTTGCGACCGGGTGATCGATGCACCACGTGGAGACGCCTTTGTGCGCCTTCATGGTTTCGGCTCCGCTTGCACCACTTGCGCCGGCTCGCTCATGACTTGCACGGTCGAGCCTGGCTTGAGCCGCGATTGGCCGTCGGTCACCAGCACGTCACCAGCCTTCACGCCTTTGATGATGTCCTGGCCGCTGCCTTGGTAAACCATCTGCACTTGTACGGCTTCGACCTTGTCGCCATTCACTCGGTAAACGAAGTGTTGGTCGAGGCCACGTTGTACGACGGTGGGCGGGACGACCAGTGCATCTTTGTCGAGGGCTGTCTGAATTTTTACCGTGACCAGCAGGCCGGGCCAGAGCTTCTGGCTGGCGTTGTCGAATTCGGCTTTGGCGCGGATGGTGCCGGTGTTGGCGTTGATCTGGTTGTCGATCAGGGTCAGGTGACCTTCGCCGAGCAGGTTGCCGGTTTCGCCATCGGTGTCGGCGCCGATGTAGGCCTTGACCTGGGCGCGCTGTGGATCGTTGATCAGGCCTTGCAGGGTCGGCAGCATTTGCTGGGGCAAGGAGAACTCGACGGCGATCGGGTCGATCTGGGTGACGGTGAACAGGCCGGCGGTGTCGGTCATGCGCAGGAAGTTGCCTTCATCGACTGTACGAATACCGACGCGGCCGGTGACCGGGGAGCGGATCTGCGTGTAGGAAAGTTGTACCTGCGCGGCATCAATCGACGCCTGGTTGCCTTGGGCGGTGGCTTTGAGTTGGTTGACCAGAGCTTGTTGCTGGTCGTAGGTCTGTTTCGAGATGCCGTCGTCGACGGTGAGCAGTTTGTAGCGTTTGAGGTTGACCAGGGCGACTTGCAGTTGCGCCTGGCTTTCGCCCAGTTGGGCGCGGGCCTGATCGAGGCTGGCGCGGATGGAGCGGTCGTCGATGGTGGCCAGCAGGTCGCCTGCTTTGACGAGTTGGCCTTCTTTGACGAGGATTTTGGTGAGGATGCCGTCAATCTGGGGGCGTACTACGACGCTGTGTAATGAGAGTACGGAGCCGATGCCGCTGGTGTAGCGGGGGACGTCTTTTTCGCTGACCGCTATCACTCGCACGGGGATGGCGGTGGGGG